CGCCCCCTCCCACACGAGGAGGAACTACGCTGGAACCATTTTGAGTATATTGCTTAGGATTTATAGCAGTTGGAGTTATGGTTCCGTTAGTATTCCCTTCAAGTGAATTCTCTGATCCGCTCGTAAACACAATCAGCTTTCCTATGTTTATCATGTTTTGAATCTTGTTAATCTGATTTGCCGTCATGTCAAACTGTATCGAGTCATCATCTTGGAGCTGGCGGCTAACTCCAAAATTATTTTGAAGTCCAATTCGAGAGCCCCATATTCTCTCTGGAAAACTTGTGGAGTTTCCAAAAAGTAGGCGTTGTTGGAAAAACGCCACACAGGTAGGCGCTACGCTGGCGAAGGGGTTGTTTGACTTTACGGGTTCCTTGCTACTAGCGGAAACACCTATGTCCTCGAAGTGGACTCCATTTGCGATTCCGATTAGACCGTAAAATCCAGTTCCCGGGGATGTCTCTTTATAGACGTTATATTCAACAGCGCCAAGTGCGGCAACCCAATCTAATTTGTTGCTGAACGCTGGAGCGGTTGCGTTCGGTAGAGCGCAGGGAGCGGTGGCGGCAATAGCTGTCGGAAGCGATTCCTCTCCCGTAACCGAATTTATGGCGGCGACCCGATATCTAAATACGATTCCCCCGGCTCCTGCATTTGCAGTAGCTACTAAGGCAGTAGCGGGAGCTTGAATGGGAGCGAACGTCATAAGCGTAAACGTCCAGTTGGTATCGCTGATTCTTTTTATTTCGATGGGTTGTTGGAAGTATGGGTTCACTCCATCGTATGCGCCTACAACAATCATTGAATTTGCGTTCTGGACGAACTTTAGATTTCCCTCATTGAGAGACGTTAAGAGTATTCCTGTGGCGAGTGTTTCGTAAATACAGGCCGCTTGACCATTAAAAAGATAGGTAGAGAAATTGGTGGAATCAAAAGGTGTTCCGTCCATGTTCTGTAAGGTGAACGTGGATAGACCTGTAACTACAACTCTCAAATCTCTAAAGTTGAGTTCTTCCATTCCGATACAATTTGTTATAAAAATCTCTTGACCAGTTACTATTCCGTGAGGGGCGGAAGTTGTGACTATGGCTGGATTTGATTTAGAGACAGCCAGAATGTTCAATATGGAAGTTGAGACATAGGCCCCGTTCTTTATGACACGCATACATGCGCCTGTCGGAAAGAACGGGGCTTGCCTAGTTCTGAACTCTAGGACGTAGGAATTGCTTTGGTCAACTGTAAACGGAATCATGCGTATCGCAGGCCCGTATGTTAATGGGAATCCATCTACAAAAATCTCCCCTACCAACTTGGTTCCCGGCCTATTTTGAACCCCGCCGTGGCGCATGACCAACGCATTGCGACAAGTTTTGAGCCCAAACTCATACTTGATAGTGTCTACCCTAGACTGAACGGCAGGAGCTAACTCCCCGCCAACGAAACTTCTTTTTATGATTGTGGACATTAGAAGTTACCAAAGCGATTTAGGGCTCCCGGGAAGTCATCGTTGCGTGAGCGCATGAACTCGGACTGAGGCTGTTCCTCGTCCTGCTGTTCGTTGGCGGAAGTTGAAGCGGCGTCTCCGATTGTCTTTTGATACAACTGGTAAGCTCTTTTGCCCATGCCAAAGGGGTCGCCTTGGGTTAAACGGGGAGCTATATAGAAAGCCAGCAGAAAAGACAGGGCCATCTTGAAGTCGTCAGGATATCGAACGGCGTTGTCGGTAGAAATGGTGTATTCAACCTCAGCATTCTCAACATCCGTATAAATCAGCAAGCCTTGATTGTCTTGACCAATCTTATATGGAATTCTGGACTGGCGATTGTCATTCCGGATTCCACTAAAAATCCGGCGCATGGTCAAACAATCCGATGGGTAACGATAGCTGAACAGCCACTCGGTTGTAGGACTAGATTGAACCAGTCCTAATAAGGCGAATTTTGTGGCAAAGGGCCACGGAAAATCTGCCAAGACTTGATCTCTGGAAATATTATAGAGGTCGCCGCAGGCGTTGGCTTCCTCACTGCGGTCAGTCTCCAAGATTATTTTCTTGCTTATCGCAATGTGGGATAAAGCAAGATTCATTATATCGATTCTTGATGCCACGGATTCCTCAAAGTAGAAGGGCGGGAATTACCCCGCCCTTTTTTTCAGATAGGAGAGCCTGCTTCTGCTGGAGGATCAACAACCTTGACCGAGTTCTCTTTGGTGAGTTCTTTGGCTTCGAAGTTCTGTCGAGAAACCTCGTCAGCTTTCGCCTGCGCCTGAGCTGGAGTCAGCTCCCGCTTCCCTTTGGTAGACGCATCAGTGCGAACCATGTATCGGGAAGTGAACTGTTTCTCCGCAGTGACCAAGACCTCTCCATTTTCATCTTTGATGTCAGTGAGCCAGAACTCTGAACCGATATTCTTGAGTTCGCTCTCGTGAAAACACAATTCTGTAACCCTTACTTTTATTGCCGCCATACTTTCCTCCTGTTGTTGGTTCATGGACACTCCACTGGCCCCCGAGAGGGCCAGCAGAGCAACCACGAAATTAGCTGATTGTGTAGTTCTTGGCGTAAATCGGAGCGTTCTGGATGTCTTTCGACAAGAAGGACGTTACCGATGGTGTTCCAGTCAGAGCCGCACCAGCCACCAAATACTCAACGCCAAGGAAGCGTTGGTAGTTGAAGCCGTTGGGGATCCTGAACTGAGCCAAGATTGTTCCCGCAGGAATTCCAACCACTCCGATTGGAATCACAGCGCCGGACTGAATGACCACAGGGGCCGTCAGGATGTTCGGAGTCGCACCATTGGCGATAGCCGCAGTAACCAGACGAGCCTGCAAGGTCGAAGCCGCCACGCCAACGATAGCCACAGGAGCCAAGATGGTCAGCCAGAGGCCCTCACCGTTGCCGAGGTCTTTCAGCGTGTTGGGATTGAAGCCCAAAGCGATGAAAGTGTCCACTGCGTCCGATGAAGGATAGGTTCCGATGGGCAGTGTTACTGCCTGAGCATCGGAAAAACGATTTGTCACATCGAGAATCATTGTTTTTCCTTTCGTTATGGGCCGAAGCCCGAGTTTTTTTTAATCTGTCCGAATGGACAACTTACACTACAAGGGCTTCGTTTTCGATGAGCTGGTCAACGACCCGGAGCGGAATGCCACGGAATGTCGTAATCCACTGACCGTCCACCACTTCGTATTTCAACTGACCACCAAGCTGAACGGCATCACGAGCTTGAATGTCCAGCATCTCACGAACCGTCCTGTTCATGTAGAACACAGGGCGAGTCATTTTGAGGCCGTTGGTCGGAATGCGATGCAGAGCCTTAATCATCAAGTCGAACAGGTTTGCCGCCGTGGGAGCCTTGGCGACAAGATTGGCGATGTTGACGTTCGCAATGCGAACATTGAAGCGCCAGTCCTTCACCGCAATTCCACACTTCCACTGCCAGCGTTCCCGATAAGCCAACATGCGATCACCGCCGATGCCAGCCACGTTCTCGACAACTTGCAGGCCAAGGTCGTCATGCTGGAGGCCAGCCTTCGAGCCCTTGGGGAAGATGCCGTAGGTCTGCTGTTCGCCCCAACACACGAGCCAGATTGAGCTGTTGCCACTGGCAACCGCTCCGCCGCTCAACACTTGCGAGCCGTTCGTTGCGCCAATGATGGCGTTGTAACGAGGCGACAGGCCAGTGTATTGCTCAGGGTTCAAGCCAGAGTTGCCGTAGAACAACGTCTGAACCTGTTTCTCGTTCATCGATTCGATGAATGCCCGAGCTTCCGAAAGGCGGAAAGCGCCAGCGTTGCCGTTGAGTTCGACAAGATCTTTGTCGATTTCTGACCACGCTTCCAACATGCCGCAGGCTTCGTCAATCTGAACAGTCGTGCTTTTGCTAGGCGCAGTGCCTTTGTTCAGGAGACGGAACGCAGTGGCAGGCAGGCCGGAACGCTGAGTGACACGATGACCAGTCGGAAGATTGCCTTCCATCCAAGCCATGTCCATCAGGACTTCGTTCGTTTGCGCCAACAGTTCAATGACGGTGGCTGTCTTTCCGTCAGGATCGAGTCGCTTGACCCAATCTGCAAGTGATACAACATTTCCAGAGATTGTTGACATTTCTTACTCCTTAGTGCCGTAAAGAACTTCGGCGGCTGACTTCTTACCCGGGCCAACTGGCGGGGCAAGTATCAGCTTATCTTCGCCCATATCTTTACCTATTTTATGGAACGCACGAACGAGAATGGGATGATTCCCAAGCCCTGTGTCGTTCAATACCTTTAAGTCTGCGGGAGTCAAGTAGTGCTTCGCCGCACGATGAGCAAGCTCAGTCGATTGGTTAAACTTTTCTCCCAAAAACTCCGGATCCGATTTAATTTCATCGACCCACTTTGATTTCTCATCAGAGAACGCCTTTTCCTGAGCCGTCTTATAACTTCCCATCGCTTCGTTCTCACGGTCTACAATCATTTGAGCTTGGTCGCTGGTCAGATTTTTTTCCTTCGCAAAGGTTTTTATCTGGTCAACTCGAGCTTGATCGAGAAGTGAATTCTCAGGCAGTTTCAGTTCGAGTTTTACCTCGGGGGTAACTACCGGAGCAACTTGCGCTGGTGTTAAAATAGTCTCAACTGCGGGTGGAGCTACCACCACAGGAGGGACTACTGGCGGAACCACTAGCGGTTCGGGGGTAGGAACCACTGGCGGAACAACTGCGGGTTCAGTCATCGTGTTCTCCTTCTTCTAACATGAGTAAATA